CAACGATACGCATACTCAAGTTTATCAATCAAAGATAAACTTTCATCAACATCTACAAACGCAACAGTTGATGGTGCGTCTTCAAATGCTGTATGAATTACTGCAACTTTTTCCATTATATTTTCCCCTCTTCCATTTCTTCGACTCTTAACTCAAAACTAATTTGGTCTGCGATATGACTTGCAAGAACAGGCCACTTCTTAATAAAAGTTAATATAAAAGCATCTCTCTGTTCTTGTGTCATCTGTGCGATTGACTCTACTGTTAAATCTTCTAGTTTCATAATTTTACCTCTTTTCTCACTTTACGAATCATAGTACCATGTTCTGACAACAAAGTCAAGTACTAAATTACTCCATTTTCCCAAACACTATTTGCAAGTTTCTTTTCCATTCGATAGGCTTCCTTTTCCCAAGGTAAATCCCAATAGTTAGTGTCCAAAGGTATTGTCTTAGACTTCCATCTTGCAACACCAGTTTTGATACCATCAACCATTTCTTTTCTTGCAAACTGTTTTACATGAACCATTTCATGACATAATGCAGTTACCATATCTTTGATTGATAACTTCTTATCAAGTTCGATTTCAAATTGGTTCTTATCTTCTTGCATACAAAAACCAACAGCTTCACTTTTGATAGTAACAAGATTAACAGTAATATCTAAAGTACGAAATCTAGGAAGTAATTTTGAAATCATATGGCCAACAACTTTTTCACAGATTTCTCTCTGTGTCTTGTTTCCACCATTTATCCCAACGAAATTCATAATTAACCTCTCTCTTGATTATGATTAATGCTACCATATAAAATTGCATATGTCAAGGGCATCTATTTTTTCGTTATAAATCAATGACTTATAAAATGAAAAAAGGGGGGTCATAACCCCCCTTTTCCTTCAGTGATTCGGCCATCTAGTGAATATCACCGTTTCGGTTCATTACATAGACTCCACGAATCATGAATACGATGCTCGACACTGCTAGGAGTGAGATTGTAGTGAGAGAGGAGTTTCCATCTCCTGCAGCGCCCGTCAACATCGCTAAAAACATACCAATACAAAAACTAATCATAATATAACTCCGAATCAATTCAACTCATATTATTAGTTATACATGAATTTGGTATGAATGTCAAGTAAAATTTAAATAATATTTCCACTAGGTAACCAATAATCATCATTCCAACCAAAAGCTGTTTTCACAACTTCATGAGAAAGACCTTTATACACTTTATGTAATTCTTTGTCTTTTGCATGAATTAAAACTTTTGCCTCGTCTTCATGCAATCCTTCTAACATTTGAATGAACATGGTTTCTTTTCTCATTCTAGGTGTTCTATTATCTGCACCCTCAATAAAATGCCACACTCTTTTTACCTCTTGAGAAAGAAGTGTATGTTCAGTACCCTGTGGTACTTCATTAGGTCTATAAGGTACTTGACCCTCTGGTAATACCCATTTAATTTTTGGGTCAAAAGAAGATTTAATTACCATTCTTAAAGATTCACTATCATGTTCCTTTAGAACTGCAATCTTCTTATCTTTGGTTTTTGCATTATTTACTTTTTTAAGAACCTCTGCAATACTAGGTGTGTAAGTTTTTACGGCCATTTAGAAGTCTCCTATATTTTCCATTAAACTTTTTAATCTATACTTGATAAAATAATTTAGTAAATTTTTTCTATTACCAAATTCTGTATTGTTGAATGTAAGAATACACTTATCAACTAATTCTTTTGGAATGTAGTCAAGGTCTATAAGAGTTCTATTTCTGTGTAAGTTTCTCATCATCTCTTCATTACAGAAGTCTTCTGGTTCTAGTTCAATCCAAGTTTCAAGTTTTCTTTTTGAAATGGGTCTTTGTCGTAACTCATCTACAAAAGTATTATCTGGTGACAAAAAGTTTGGAACACCATCACTTCTGTCACCTTGAAGTATATGTGTTTTAATATATGTATTAGGGTCTACACCGTTGATAAATTTCTTCTGTGTTGGACTATATTGTGATACAAAATTATGTTTTTGTAACTGTATAAAATCTTTATCTCCAGAAAGTATCAACACCTTTTCATAATTCTTTGGTTCAGCTGCAACATGAAATACAACAGATGCGATAATATCATCTGCTTCTGCATTTTCTACTTGCAATACTTTGTATGGGAAATGTTCTATAAGTTCATCACGAATTAAATGAAGTGTATCAAAAATAGAATTCCAATCTAATTTAGAATTCTTTCTATCTTTTCTACGACTATACTTATAATTTGGAAAGATATCTCTACGCCAATTAGTCTTGTTATCATAACATAGCACTAATTCTCCAAATTCAGCTGAGAATTTAGAGCGATAACTTCTTAATGAGTTTAGAACCATATGTCTAACTAAATCTGGTTCTACTTCTTTTCTACTTCCAATCTGCACCATCAAATTTGATAGTGTCACTTGGTTCATATCAACTAGTATCATCCTCTTTACCATTATCTGATTCAGGCATCAATTCAACAAGTTTATCCAACTTTACCTTTGTTACAATTTGATTGTCTTCTCTAGTTTCAGTTTTTACAATCAAATCCATAAAATCTTGCATAGGGTGTGCCAATTTCATTTGACGATATAATGCACCCCTAATAGCTTCATTAAGAAAACTAATGTCACCGATAAATCTATCACTTTTAATATTAAAACCATTTTCACCAATATTGTGAATTAACGTAATCATTAGACCTTCTGCAAGACCATCACAAAAATCTAAATCTTCTTGCAATCTGCTGGCATCTAAGTCAACAATTTTAGGTACTTTTTTACCTTTAAATTTCTTAGGAAAATTAATTACGTTACTATTATCGTTCAATACCCTAACTCCAGTTTTCTTTTTTCTATTTTCTTTAGGTGGCGTCTACGACCAGCAGCTTTTGCCTTTCTACGTTTCTCACCCCTGCTGACAAAATGACCACGTTCTCGTAGTTCTTGGAAGAAACCATCTTTCATCAGTTTCTTCTTTAGAACCCTTAAAGCACCATTTACATCAGAAGTCGTAGTACCATCCTTATTCTTTATTTGGCGAACTGTAACTGTCATGCCTTCATCTTTCTTATATTTATCCTTCTTGTAATTGAAGTTTCTCTTATTATATCTATAACTCATACATCTCCTTCTGCATCTATTATTTTATTTAGTTTTTCTGTTTCAGCAGATTTTGACTTATCAACTTCCTTTTCAAGTTCTTTGAAGGCTTCATTTGCTTTGATTTTAGACATTAACATTTTGTCTTTTTTAAGACGATTTAGAAGTATCTTCTGTGCTTCTTCATCAGAATATTCTAGAAGAACATATACACGATACTGAATACCATTAGAAACAACTTTTGATTCTTTCACTTTATATCCAGCAACATCTACATCTGCGACAATATTTTTAGTTGCAGTTGAAATTTCATTTATCACAGAAGCATCCATATCTGAAGAACCTACTTTTGTCATAAATGATTTGGTTACAGAATTCAATCTACCATTTATCCTATCTGCAAGAATAGCTTTCGCTCTGAGATTTGCCATATCATAAGATAGTTGCAACTCTGGAGACAATGCAGTTCCTACTGAATAAATTGCATTTTTATCATCTGGCATATTAGTATACCACTTCGGAACTTTATCCACTTGTTCCTCTACAACATTTGCAGTATGTTCATATGCTTTTTTAATTGCAAAGGGTGTTGGTTTCTTTGCAGTATCAATAGTGTCTGTAGTCTTATTAAATACACTACATCCAGACATTAGTACACCAATAGTACCAATGGTTATAACTTGTTTAATCATTACTCACCTCATTAAGTTTATTAACAATTTCGTCACGAGCACCACTTTCAATAAATAACTTAGTGGTGGTTGTTGTTATTTGTGGATAGTATGTGACTAATACTATTCCTACCACAATTCCCATAATAAATTTTATCATTTAAATATCCCAAATAAAAACACATCAAATTTAGTCGGTTCACTTTTTGCATAGTTACCGTAATAAGTTGGGTCTGGACTAGAAACTGGTTTTATTGGTTTAAAGTATTCAGCCCACTTTTCTGCTTTTGATTTCTGTTCTTTCTTTTTATCCTCTAAATATTGCACTATGATAGTTGGTGGACTATCACATACATATTCTGTTTTAGAATTTATAATTTTCCCATCAGAGTATTTTACTATCTTTACATAATCACAATCTTGTGTACCAAGAGCGTTAGATGTAATTAAGATACAAAACACCACTGATAGGATTACTATACACGTTTTCATTTTTACATAGTATCAGAAAGTCTAGACAGAGTCAAGACATTTCTGAACTGCATCTACAGCATTAGTACCATGACCATGAAAACCACCAATGTGCCAATCATATTCTTCCGTAGGGATATATCCATCTTTCCAATTGTAAATAGTAGCAGTGACATAATTAAAATCTTCACCGTACTCATCTTTAAAAGGAACTTTGAATTCTAACATCCACTGTGCATTAACCTTTTCATAAGGACTTGCATCAGTAAATGTTGGTTCACCAAAAGTCTCAACCAACTTATCATAAGTTGTTTTGACATACCCTTGTAAACTACTCATATTGATATTTACAGTAGGGCTATTTTCAAACTCTAGCATTCAACTACCTCTCCTTTCCCAATCCAAACTAAATTTTCTTCAAACAAAATCTCCCATGTGTCCTTCTTCTCTTTCAAGTAGTCGAACATATAGACATTTTCTTTTGCCCATTTGACAGCATCTTTTGCATTGTCAAACTCACCCTTCAAACCCAACTTATTCATTTGGGTATAGACGATATATTTCACGTTCTTCATTACGCAGCCTCCAATAATGTTCCACAATATTTTACAACGTCCTCAGGCGTTGCATAGTAATCAGTGTACCTATCAAAAGGAACAATCATACCACCACAATCTGGGTCTTTACAGATTGAACCAACATACCAACCAGCGGCAGATGCCATCACGATATTCTCAGAGACAGGCATCTCTGTACCGTAAACATTACAGTTGGTGAATTTTACTTCTTTGATGTTTTTTTGAATCTTCATAATTTACTCTCTCTCTTTATTGTTACGAATCACTTTACCATGTTTTGACAGCAATGTCAAGGGCTATCTTAATAATAACTCCAAAAATCATTCCATAAATCTTTGACAGCATCTTTTGCAATGTCTATGTCAAAGTTGGTTTTAAGACCAAGTTTTTCGATTACGAAAGCGAAAACCTCTTCAATGTTTTCAGACTCACTAACCTTGGTTTCAAGACCTTCTATTCCCCAAACGTCTTCCTCTATTCCAATGATGTGGTTTCCAATTTTACTCATATTCAACTCCTTCTTCTTGTAGGAAAAAACTTTTCCCTTTTTCTACTTTTTCAATAGTCAATTTTCCACCATTGACTTTTTCTAATCTCTCAACTTCTTCTTTTTCGACAGATGTCCAATACTCGACATCTCCGTCTGGATAGGTAACTTTGTAATAAATCTTTTTCATCTTTACTCCTTTATCTTACTCTTAGAGTATACATTGTTATGATAACAGTGTCAAGGGCATATTTGATAAAATTTAGGGCTAAAAAAACCCTTGAAAATCAAGGGTTTAGTTAGGTTGATTACAGATTTTCTAGTAGTTTTTTTAGTTTTTTCTTGGATTTACCCACGACTTTTGCTTTTTTGGCCGAATCAATATTATCCGTATTTTCGCCAACAATTACTAAAGCAATCATTCCCATAGACTTATGGGGGGTGCATTGGTAGAGATAGATACCCTCTTTCTCAAACGTGA